GTGCTCTTCCTCTCGTCTTCATCAGAGGAATCCTCAAGCTCCATCTGCTCAAGGATCGCCATCTTGCGCTCCTTACGCATGTAAGCCTCTCTGAAGGAGGCCCACTCACGTCGGAGCGCACTCAGATCGTCAGATTCCGGCGAACGGCGGACCGAAGTCAACACCGACGCAGGCAAACTGGTGATCCAGAGATCCAGCTCATCACCACCCACCAACGTACTGGGAGTGATGGTCAGCAGACCTCCTGTCGTCGCGACCGTAGCAGTGTACGACACAAACACTGCTTGAGTAGCAGCTGCTGTGGGTCCACTTGCGCGAATAGCTGTCGCATCGCGCACTCCATTGCTGGTCTGCAGCGTCAAAGCGCTCGCTCCAGCAGACGCCGCAATGCTGAAAGCAGTTGCAGACGTCGCGGCACCCACGGACATAGTCACGAGGTAATTTCCGGGAATTCCCGCCGGGAACGTAATCACGTTCAACCTTGTGGTAATACCAGATAGCCGCACAGAGGCTCCTGCTTGCAGTGTCGAATCCGCGAAATTGTCAGCCGTCGTCGGCGCAATTCCGCTGAAATGAGCGACACCACCCTGAATGACTGAGTCATCCAGAACAGGCTCTTTGAGCTGCACGCGATAGCGCACATGCAGCTCACCGATGACAGCTGTGCTTGCATTCCCCGAAGTGGAGACATACAGCGTTCCGATGTCATAGGTCTTCAGATCCGTGTTCGCAGGCTGCGCGCCCGGTCTCACGAATTTGCCGTCGCCCTGACGCGCAGATGCGCAATCAATAGGCAGGCGGATCACAGGAGTGCTCGGCATTCCATCAGAGTGGGGAACTGAATCCTCCACCTGCTGCTTAGTAGCCGGCGGCGCGTCGCTCGCATCATAGTCGAAGGAAAGAATGACCTTTCCACTCACTCCATTCGCAGCGAAGGCGCTCACCTCACTCTTGTAGTAGTACTCGAGGGAGAGAAAATTGTACTTCTCATACAGAGATGCCACTCGGTTACCCCACGGGAAGCTCGTAGCTTGTCCCGGGTTACACGCGAAGGCAGTCGTGGCGAAACCAACGGACCCATTGATCTCCGCGACATACTCATCTTCCTCGATCACTTGCGAGCGGCGATTGGTGGCGAAGTTTCCTCCACCACCCATCCACGGGACATTTCTGCCACGGGACGCTGAACCTGGTCCAGCCATCGCACTCGCACGATTGCGGTTTCTCTTCTTCTTCCCGCCCACCGGCTGAGGATTTCTGAAGATAGGGCCACGCTTCCCTTTCTGTTGTTGACCCGGCTTCTTGCCGGCTCGCTTGGCTCTTCGTCGCGCTTTCGCAGCTGCAGATTTGGCCATGATTGTCTCGATTGTCTTAGATTGCAAATGTTCTTGCAAGTCGTCTGTCTGTTGTAAAAAAGATTTAAATGAGGAAACGTTAATTACACTCTCATACTCATTCAGCGTCTTTGATTCACTAGCGCAAAACAGCGCTTCGATAGCGACATCGCTCTTCCACAGTGCCTTAATTGTTGCCATGCTCATGCTCCCCGAAGGGCGCTCCACACAGCCAACCAATTGGTCACCATAGTTACGATCCATAAACTCAATATAACCAGCGATAACGGAGCGACAAGTGGGATTCCCCCACGAGTCAATGCGCAATGCAAGCGCACGCATGTAATGCCACCGTATATCTTCAACATCACTTCCGTACATCAGAGAACTAAGCACACGCTCAGTCTCTGGAATCGGAATCCAAGTACCCGTCTCATCGTGGTAAGCAAAACCATTACTTAGGTATTGTACTTCCGCGAGACGACGCGGTTCTTCGCACGGCGTTTTTGTTGTCACGCCAATCGCACTCCACACAGGGGCGATCGTCTTGGGGTTGAACCAACCGACACAGTCATCACTAACCGTGAACGTGTTGTCATCTCCGCAAAGAGCAGCCTCGACTTTCTCCATGAATTCCTCATAAGTAGTCTCCCGCTGATTCTCTGCGCATAACACCAACCAAGCATATGCAAAGAGACGGAACAAAATCATCGTATTATCCACGATGGTATTTGAACTGCCACTAGGATTTCCAGTGTGCTTAATAACAAGCTCACCGTTCTCCAAAACTATCAC